ACCGTACAGAGTGCTCGTGGAATGGTTGGTCAACCCATCCCCCTCAACAAAGAAACTCTCCGCTGGCACATTACAAAGCGTTCATCGTAAACGCTCATTTTTCTTTCTCGATACATTTCGAGAATTTTTCCCGCTATGAATTTTACTTCATTGGGCTTCGTCCAGAGTGTTAATCCCAGCTGTCCAACACTTTCTAGGTCCCCTCGAAAGGTAGAAAGACTATTGAAGTCAGCTGGAGAAACCTCCCTGAACATTTTGGAGGCTGATCCAAGGTTGACCCGCCCCATGCGTAGGTTACGTATATGTACCCACTCTACCGTTCCCCTATTGAAAACGTACTCCCTAATTTTCTTGGCTTCTCTCTCGAAACCGAACCAGAATTTCGCAAATTCTATGTCATATGAAATGAGATCAACTGCCTCATCAATTTTCCTATACCATGCTCTCTCCCTAATGGTAGGAATAGACTCAATATTTTTAAAATCGTGTCTTTTAAAAACGCCGCTTTCGCGGCATATCCATGCATCATAAACATAATGCATTATGTGATTTACGACGTGAGAATTGTCGTAGTGTTCAATCAGCGCCGATTGAAGGCGTTGTATCTGATCGTGAATAGTTTTTACCGGACGTTCCGGTATAACAAAACCCTCTATTACCTCGGGGGTTGGTCTGACCATGGTATATTTAGTACCATCGGGAGTATCCACCGCTTTAAAGTAGTGCGATAGGAATTTAATCCTCCTAAAGAAGATATTGGTCCACCTATGAGTCAATCCAGGAGCTGGCCCGGACGGATCTCGATCTAATGGAACCCACTTCTCTAAGAAAGTAAGCTTCCTACCTAACCTCCGCTCCTCTCCAGAGAAATATTCTCTCAGGATGGTTGATGAGCCATTTAGAATGAACTCAGGAGCGCGCGGTGTGGCGTACCCTATCGCTATTTTATCAGCGAAGTGGCATTTCTCAGGGTTGAAGACAGCCCCAAATCTTTCGGAAACGCTCTCAGCGACTTTCCCCGAAATAATCTTATGGTGATGATCCCATTTATCATCACCCTTTTTAACATTAAACGCAATAATGTTATCATCACCCTGAACTCCAAGGTGATATGATTTGACTGAAGAATCAGCCAGAGCATCTGTCATATAGACAAAATTAATTATGGTGCCAACTATAGCAGTTAACCCAGAGCCAGAGGGAAGACCCTCCCTTGTGATGACCGTTCTACCGGTCGGTAATACTACATGCGTATTAATGAGACAATCCTCAAGCCACGATAAACACCGGGAATCACTTGAAATTTCCTCTCGCCCTACAGCCAAAAGGCGCCGTATGATGTCAAAAGCGAGGGAGATTTGTTGTGGTCCGACATTAGTATCGAAAGCCGAGAAATCGCCATTGATAAACGAATTAAATTTACTAATTCGTTCCACAATTTTAGTTGGATCCCCAGAAAATTTGTTGAATCCAACATATATCCCGTTCGAATAATCATGAGCCCACTTAGTTAGCGGGATCACGAAACGGGCGGCCATTAACGCCTCGTGAGCGTCAGCCATGTATACTGCCCTACCTAGCAGTTTTCCTTCGGCGAGCTTTTCTTTTGCTCGCGTTCTGGTGAGTTTCGATGGCCTTCCGGCCATAGCGTATCTGGGAACTCCTCTCCCAACAATGTCTTCAGTCAGGGACTGACTGATCAGGTTTTCAGAAACTGAAATAGCTAATGGGAGACACTCTCCCTTTGTTTTAAAACCCATCGATTTGTACGTTGGGCCAGGATTGGCTTGGGTGTTTTGATTTTGCTCAAAACCCACATCCCTCAGAGAAATTGGTGCGACGCACCCGAGGGAACCTCCCATCTTCTGTAAATAATGGTCGGGGGAAAATCGATTGAAACATCGATCTTTATTCTTATCAATACGATTGATAGCGCGTTGGAGGTCATCGATTCCCCCTCCGATCCTGATCTGATCGGTGCACTTATTATATTGATGGAGTTCTCCTCCACCCATAAGTTTCATTATTCCTTCTTGGAATAAATTCTTTTCAACAACCATGCTTGGTGCACGATCGTAAGGATGATATTCCTC